ACTAGCAATTCCAAATGACCCCATGCATGTTTGAGTTCTTGATCTGCTGTGTGTTCAAAATGTCGAGCAACTTCTTCGAACCCTTCTTCTCGGGCGATCTTTGCAAAGTAGCGATACTTGATGTGAGCCTGTGACTCACCAGCAAGTGCCGACTCTAAGTTTTTAATTGTTATAGACATAATTTCTCCTTGTGTGTGTTCTGTCTTAGTAGTTTATTGTAATAGTATTTAATAATAAGATCAATCAAATTAATAGATTTTTCAAATAATTATTTTAATAACGATTATTAAGAAAATCAATAACAGATTTTAAAATTATTGTGCATCTTTGGCAAGTTTCTTGTACCCTGCCCAACTTGGATGTATTCCATCTGGCTGTAGACTGGTAATCGGCAACACAGTATCACCGTATTGGGCGGCTACTCGTTTTACAATCTCTTGGATGTCCGGTTTAATGGCAGGTAATATCCAATACACACGATCTGCCTTGGTAAGTTGTCGAATAGTTTGCAATTCGCTTTCGGTCTTGACATACTTGTGATCGTTTGAACCCAAACTAATGATTACAGTTTTGGCCTGCAATGGAGTATTTTGAATATTTTTGTCTAGCCATTGTTTACTGTTAATTCCGCCTTTGGCGTATACTGCACACTCCTGCTTAAATTGGTGTGTTCCTACTGCAATACTATCTCCTACTATTAGGCAATCTAACATATTTTTCCTTTAAATTAAACTACTTCATCGAATTCGCTTGTTAACAAGACCAAAAACTTGCCTGCCATGTGATTTTTTATTTCAACCAGTTCTTCGACGGTCTTGGCATTGGTAATCAGTATTTCTGCTTCTAGCTCGTTTGCTTTTAAGGTTTGTTCGCTAAAACGTAATTCTTCTTTTTTAAACTCGGCCAATATCTTAGCTGAAGCATAATCTAGATTTAAGGTTCTCTGATAAACATTAATTATAGATTCATTATCTAGGTCTGTCAACGGGTTATAAATCAAATCCTGACGTTCTCTAGTAATACTCACAGCATCAATGACCGCAGACATTGCATAGCATTTGGCTCGGGCTAATTTTGTTTCTGCACGATATTCTTCTGGTATATCTTCAAATTCAAGAGTTGGCAGTCCATGCGGTTTGACCAAACGATAGTTAATAAACTCTTTGTACCAATTAAACTCTCTAGGTGACAATCTTTTTTGAAATACCACGTAGTCTAAATTCTTCTCAACATTTGGAATTCTTCTAGGCACAAATTGTCTTGGCGCAGGCTCTTGTCTTACCCATACTACATGATTAGTTGAATGCGATACTAACATTCTCAAAGATAAAATTTTTATATTTTCGCTCACGATACCACACTCTTTCCATAGCTCGACCATGTATAATCTTCGTAGATGATATTTTTATAATACATTCTTAATAGATACCGCTGACTATAGAGTTTTCTTTTATTGTTATAATTTTGATCACCGGTATGATTTATAATATATTCTTTATGGAAATTTCTTACGCTATCAAAATTTGTATATTCGGGATCAGTACTCATATATTCAAAACAGAATGTATTCCATAAATCGTCAAGGAAGAATCTATATACTTTATTAAATGTTCCTATCTCAGACAAATCTGTTACATGACTCCATACATAAGCAAGACACATTTCTCCTTGATGTGTAAAACATTGTCCTAGCCACCAATATGCTTGATTTAAACTTACTATGTCAAACGGTGCATACTTACATAATTCTTTTAGGAAATAGCTAAATTTCCCAGTTGGTTCTGCACGATCTAAATAACTCCAAAGTTCTGTTTTGTCTGCCATAAGATTATTGGTACTATTTTGATATTCAAAAATAGGAGTATCTGTGTTTCCTATCAAGTAGTCGCCACCGTCACCAGTGACCATTAATACATTAGGGTCAGACATTAATGCATTGTGGTCTGCCATAACAAAAGGTATCTTGTTTAATATTTTATTATAGAACATTTCAGGATATTCCGATATACTGCTACTGCTCATGCCTATCTTTAATTTTCCGTTTTGTAAGAACTCTTGGTAGTGCCGGTTTCTCATTAACGATACCAACGCTACTGTACTATCAAATCCTCCGGACCACATTAACACAATGGTACGACCTTTGGCTTTTTCGTATATCTTATCCCCTACTTGATCGGCAATAGAAAAAAATCTATCTCGCCAATCTGATGTTAAATTGTTTAAATCGTAAACAGGCTCAGGAACTATATTTTTAAATTGTAGTTCGATTGGTTGCGGATCTATATGCTTTAGGAGGTCAAATCTATCAATTGGACAATACCCATAACCGTATATTTGTGTATGATAATCTTTGAATGATCCTGGTGTTTTAGTGATGTTGTAATCGTTAATCCAGATTTTTTTCATTCCATTGCCTAAATTTTATTTTTTCTTGATCTAAATTTTCTAAAGGAATCGTGCGCCAACCCGGTTCCAGACGTTCTGCTTGTTCTCGGTCTTGCTTCCATGCCATCTCCCATACGTTGTGATTCGTTACCCACTGTCCATATGAATATCTATAATCTCTATACTTGAACACGTGAGATTTAGTTGTACGAGAGTCAATTGGTTCGTTAACCATTACAAATACCGCACCAGGTTGATATTCAAACATTACTCCGGGATATAAAGCTAACCATATGGCTTTACCTCCAGACACAGTTTGCATACTGCCGCCTTGCCAAGACTTCCATTCAATATCTTTGACATTGGGTATATCGATTAAATCATAAACTCCTGGATGAACTATAGGAATATGGTCAATGTCTAAAAATAAATCCATTACAGGAATATAATTGGCCTGTATAATATCTTGCCGATATTCTTCTAATTTATAGTCTCCAGATATGTCAAAATCTACAGGAATTTCGTAGTTTGAATTAAACATAAATCCCGACCATTCAACCGCAGGAGTTCTTGTTAGCTGTGATGTATTTCGACACTCAACAGATCCGTCACTATGACCCACTGTGCCGCTACCACGAGGATCTCCTTTACTATTCCAAGACCATCCGTGATACGGACAAGTTGCAGTTAAACTGTTGCCTTCACCTGTTCTTATCAAACTACCTTGATGTGGGCATACATTTGATTGCAAGAAATACTGGCCGTTATCATTTAATAACGTCTGTGTAGAGTTAAATTGTGGTAAAACTTTCCAGCAATTGGTTGTTATATCGTTACGGTGACCAAGGAACATTGTTTAATAAGTTTAAAAATACATTATATTTAAGTATACACTCAATGTCCGCAAAAATAAAGAGACAAATAAAAAAGTCCACGGACTTAACCATGGACTTCTTTAAACTTCATTAGTGCTAATTGTCTAGCTAGCCATAATCTAAATTTTACATAATCTGATAATAATGGATCTTCATCTACTATCTTACCAAACTCGCTAGCTCGTCGATTACGGCCAAATGTGACCTCGTCATCAACGACAAGGTCATCATTATCATCATCTAGACCATGCTTACTTAGCGGCCGGAGTAGCGGCTTTTGCGTCTGCTTTAGGTGCGTCTTTCTTAGCAGGTGCGCTTTTTGCAGGCTTCTTTTCGTCCTTCTTTTCGACTTTCTTAACTTCAGCTTTAACTGGAGCTGGTGTAGCTACAGCAGGTTTAACTTCTGGAAAGTTTTTGGCTGGTTGTGCATCAGCGGCAAAAGCAGTTGCAACAAACAAGGTTGCGATTAAAGTTGAGATTAGTTTCATGATATTTCCTTTTAGGTTAATACAGAATTGTATCTGTATACTATAATAACGCCTTATGCCACGAACCGGTTGACACAGTTTGGGTAAATTATAAATATCTACGATGAAACCAAAAATCGCATTATTCATTCATCAACCCATGTGCAGTATACAGTCGGGTAATGGTATCATCAATTCGCTATCTTCCTACTACGATTTTAAAATTTTTACCAAACACGAAATTGAAGATGGGTTCTTCGACGATGTAGACATTGTGGCATTTCCAGGCGGGTTTGGTCACTCTGACAGTTACGATTATCTATTACAGACCAATCAAGATCCTATATTAGATTTTATCAAGGGCGGCGGCCGATATCTTGGAATATGCATGGGTGCATATTGGGCTGGAAAATACTACTTCGATCTACTAGACGGAGTAAATCCTGTGCAATATTACAAACGCCCAACTGCCTGTACTCGTAGGCCACACACAAAAGCCATGCCGGTTGTTTGGAACGGACAAGATGAAAAAATGTTTTTCAATGACGGCTGTACATTTGTAGGCGATCCTAAAAAATATAAAACTATTGCATCGTATTCAAATGGAGAACCTATGGCTATCATACAAAATAGACTAGGGCTTGTTGGATGTCATCCCGAAAGCGAAAAGTTTTGGTATGACGGGTACGGATGGATGCCAGGTTACTGGCACAATGGCAGTCATCATAAATTATTGCTCGAGTTTGTTGATCAATTAATGACCCAATAAAAAACCCGCCGAAGCGGGTTTAGTGAATCTAAAAAATTTTAGAAACCTCTGGTGTAGTTCACGCGAACGATGTTCTGTGCGGCATCACCACGCATTTGATCGTAACCGATACCGATTGCGTTCTTGGCGTTTAATTGATAGTTAAGGCTTGCACGTACAGTTCTTGTCTGATCAGCATTAGCGACAGTGTCATTAACTGCATCGCGATAACGATAGCCCAACTTGGCTGTCAATCCTGTAACAGGAGTTGCTACGATAACACCTGGCTCAACTGAGTAGTAGGCAAAGTTACCATAACCTGTGAACTTTTGTCCTAGGGCAACACGAGTATAACCGCTTACTGGTCCAAACAATGCTGTTGTACCTGTTAGGCCTGCTTCACCACGGAAGTTGCTTGCGGCATCGCTAGTCTTGGTGTTGTTCCAAGTTCCGCTCATTACTACGTCGCCTGTTAGGAATGAGTTGATCTCATCTCGAACAGTCAAGTTAACATTGCGCTGATCTGCTTGTCCATTTTGACCATCAATATTTTGATATTCAATTGTACTGGATGCGGCAAATGCACCTGCTGATGCTACCATTGCCAAAATTGCTAAAATTTTCTTCATTTGTATTTCCTTTTAAAAGATGATCTTTATGATCATGTAGTATTATATATGACTACAGGAGCACCTGTCAATAAAAATAGGCTCAAAAGAGCCTATTTTGGTTGTTTCTGTTACGAGGTATTTCCTACCCTAAGCGGTGTTTAGGCCGCTAAAGCGAACTGTTCGTCGTTTGCATTTACGTTTTTTGTGTCTTCGGCCGGGAATCCCCAACCCTAACGGCTTCTACATTGCCGGACTGTCCATTTCCTTACTCTTGACCCTGTCGAAACCATGGCAGGCCCATCAAAAACAGTCTTGTATATGAATGCACTATGGACTTATAACATATGACCCAAACTGCTTATGGTGGACCTGGCGGGAGTCGAACCCGCGTCCAGAATCCTTTTCTGTCTACTTCATACAGTCTTAACTTACAGTATATATTTATTGTGTAGAATTGTCAACCGGAATGTTGCTTGTATCAAATTCAAATTAAAATATCGGAGATCCTTCTGCGTCAATCACAATAGAGATCCTAGGGGATCTGCTTAAATTGGTTTCAACTGAATGTACCAGATATCCTGGAAAGATCAATAACATACCAGCCTTGGGTGTAATACGTATAAACGGTCTTCGTCTTTCATTATAAGGCCACCAGGAATAGTTGATACCACCACGCGGATCATGTAGCAAAATATCTCCGGAGTTTTTAGGAACCTCTACATAGTAGACAGCGGTAACTGCGCTCCATGGATGATTGTGAGGACCATCACATTCTCCAGGCATGATAACATTCTGTCTGCCTTTTAATGTTAACTCTCTCCAGCCATATTCTTTAGAAATATCATTTACATAGCCCTGCATTTTATTTTTTAATTCCTGTACCGCAGGATGGTCTGTTTCAAAATACCTGTGCTCGCCTTCAACATTCCTTGATATCGAAATTAGTTTGTAGTTAAGTTCTACGTGCTGTGGAATTTCAAATTCCCATAGAGGTGTTGAAAATAAGTTAATCATAATCCTAATCCTAAAAGTTTTTTATATTCATTGATACGCAGGGTATTTAAGGCCGACAAATCGTGTCTGGCAAATATTTCTAATTCTGTATATTGAAAAAGATCATCTATGGGTATTCCTAGATTCAACAAATTATTCATATCAAATCCAGATACCTTGTTCTTTGGGCGTACCAAATCATTGTACATGTTGGCAATTTCAAAACAGTTGGTATATTTTAAATCTTGTGACGGTAATTCCCAATTTGTTGCTGTATTTGGGCGGACTTTGTAGCCATATACTTCCGGATTTAAACTAAACTCACTACTGTATTTGTTCCACTCAGGTCGTTGATTGTGGTAATGATATATCAACAGCGGGTAAAACGCAGTTTGTTGTAATGGATTGTCTTTTTCAAGACACCAGGTAATAAGTTCATAAAAGTATTGGAGATTGTCATATGGCAACCCTAAAATAAATCCAGCAGACATGTTGACTTTATTCTTCCATTGTTCATTTAACCAATACAGTCTATCTTTAACTTTGTTAGGATGTAACCCTTTGCCAATGGCTTTTGCGCTGTCTGGCTCTAAAGTTTCTAATCCAAAAAATGTACCCATTAGGCCCATTTCTGCCAACAACTCTGCTTGATGCGGATATTTGTTTAACAAATCAATTCTTAGGTAGCAACTAAATCTAGGCTTAAATGGCAAAGATGTAAACAAACCATGCAAGGCTTCTAATTTGTCATTGTCATCATTAAATGTATCATCGGTAAACCAGTAATTGGTTGTGCCATGTGCTTCGTATATTTTTAATAATTCGTCTCGTACTTCTTCAATATCACGAAGATATGTGCCTTTCTTTTTTCCTGTTAAATGGAAGTTACAAAATTTACATTTAAATATGCAACCACGAGCAAGTTCAATTGGCAACGATTCTTTATTTAAAATATTGAAATTTTTATTCCACCAATGTGTACTGATATTGTCCATGGCAGGTTCTGGATAGTCTGCTGAATCCACTACTACGCAGGTTACTCCATTGATTGTTATTTCTTTAACGTGTTGTATTTTGTCAACTCGACCTTTGAGATAGTTGGTTAAGTCTATCACGGCATTGTCAGCGTTGCCAAATACATAATAGTCAATTTTATCATCTAACGTGTAAAAAGGACTTCTTGCGCCACCGTAAATTAATTTTGCGGAACTATGATGTTTTACAAAATTAAAAAATTTCAGCATATCTGCGTACGAATGATAGTACATGGTTTCCAAACCATAATCGCTCACACGAGTATTACGATCGCTAGTTTTTTGATTCATTTGCCAAATAAACGATGAACTAATGCCTACCCACAATGTATCGTTATTGATGTGAGGAGTCAGTGCGGTTATAATTTCATCAATGGTTAGCGTTGATATATGATCCACAATAAATGTAGAATAGCCGTTGTCCTCGAGTGCAGATGCAATTCTATAAGCACCTAAGGTTTTATGGACAACACCGCGCTGTTCGATGGGCTCTTCGGTGCCACCGTTTAAGATAATGCAATTGGCCATCGATCAGTTTGGAACCAATACGATTTTTGTAGTGTTAGTTTGAGGGTCGATCATTTCTTGCCAGTGGTATCCCATAGGCGGTGCTTGATAGTATGGAGGCTGGGCGATATATACAGGTGGTTGTTGAACAACCACAGGTGGTGGGGTATAATAAACATAAGGACGACTTAGTTCGTAGCCAATGATACCGCCGACTAGTGCAGGAGCTACCCAACCTATGCCGGGTCCTCGATAACAACATCCGTGATGTCGGAATCCTTCGTGTGCCTGTACAGCACATGATCCCATTCCAGCTGATAATATAAATGCAAAGATTAATTTTTTCATAATGTTACTCCGTTGTGTAAGTCGACGGACTCCATAGGGCCTGTGGGTTCTCCGCCTAAACTTATAGGGCCTTTCACCCTACCAACCAGCTATGCTTGTTTACCCCTACTAGATCTAACTTACATTATATTTATTTTTATGGAATTTGTCAAGAGGGTGTTAGATTCTTAAGGGCAGGAGTACCGATGTAGTTTTCAAGTAAATTGACCTGAGCAGGATTGGAAAAATTATTTGTAGTAACAGAATTTACCAATTGATTTACATTGGCCACATCGGTATTGATCGAATTGGCCGCTATGTAAAAATTTTCATCATTTTGTCTAGTTGAAAACAACAAGGATAACAAGGCTGTAAATTCATTTACTACATTGGTATTACAGGTATTCATTGCTGCCGATGGTGTATAGGTAGTACCTTCTGGTACGGTTGCTAGAGGTTGAGTTACAAATAAAGAATTTGCAGTAGCATATAAAGAATTCAGTGTAGCAAGATGCGTATTAAGATCAGAAGATATAAACAGACTTGTAAAGCATCCTAACCCTAGTCCTGCTATAACTGCATCAGTGGTTAACCCTTTTTCATTTTGATATACCAAGGTCTGCACAGTTTTACAGGCATTGAGACCTCCGTTATAATCTGGACGATTGGCCTTGTTGGAATAATCCAAATTACTCAAACGTCTGGTATGGCTGATAAATGTGTTGTAGGATAAAGGATTATGACTACCGTTGTTATCTGTAGCTGTTAATTCTTGTATGCAGGCGTTGTATTGATCAGTTAGAGTCGACGGGCTACGATACAGATAAACCAGAGTAGTAGTTTGTGCTCCAGTGTCGGGATCATACGACACTTGTGCATAGCAGGCATTATATACTAGATTATAAATCGAGGTTACTCGAGCAGAAAGACTAGAACACAACGAAGCTACAGGATTTTGATAGTAGGTAGTATTTGCAGTATTGCTAGCAACAGCCAACGAATATGATGTGGATGTGCTAGTAGTTAGTACTGCCGGTACTCTTGCCAAATCAGTTTTTAATGTACCAGCTGGATCCGCGGCTGTACCAAACTTTGTGGTATCGAATGTAAAATTTAATCTTGATAAAAATGTCATATATTAATCCTTATTTGGCGTAGAAATCAACAAATCGTCTAGATTGTTTCCAAGCTGTACCTTGTACCATTGTAAAATACTTATACGGATCTGTTTTTGCTCTACCACCTCTTGGATTATAACTAACGTGCATCCAGTATGATCCTTTTTTGCCATCTGTCTCAAGTATTAGTTGATCAAATGGTAGATTATCTAGTACCCATTGTATTCTAGGAAGTATTTGCTTGTAACTATTTCCTGAAGAGAATTGTACATCACAGGCCTGGCCTAATGGGTGTTGGCTAGTTGGATTACCTGTATATGGTCTATTGGTACTGGTAAAATACATGTCAGGGAATTGTTTGTAAAGAGGTTCTACAATATTTTGAGCTAGACAGCTTAAATTAGAAACGATAGATTCAACTGTGAGATTTCCTACTGGTGCTAGAGGTGCTCGGCTCCATTGAGGTTTTCCTTTAAGAGATTGTGTTAAATCTCCTAAGGTGAGACTTGAGCTTATCTGCATTGACGTAGGGAATGATGTTGCACCTACTATGCCCGGCCATGGCTTGTTATATGACCCGCCTCCGCCGCCTCCGGGATTTGTACCAGATACTGCTGTGTTAACTGTTTGAGGCACAGGAGTAGATTTAACAGTTTGTATAGCGGTCAATACATCCTGTAGATGCTTTTGAGGAAAATTAAAGTGTGCGGCATTAGATGGAGGACTTGTAGGATCCTGTATGTGCTGTCCTTTACCTGTGGTTCCAGACGGTGCAAGTCCATTTAAATATCCCCACTTGGGATTGTACCAGTTTATGCCTCTATCAACATTACCAGGAAGTTGCGAGATAAAATTTATAGGTTTAGGATAGGTATCTAAGATTAATGCCAGCGCAATTTTTTGAGATGGATATAGTTCTGTAGCAAACCTTCTAACAGTTTCTCCTCCTGCACTAAAACCATACAGTATTACACTTTCGTTTGGTTTAATTTCTTTTTGTGCTAGAGCGGCTTCTGTGTAATTAAACACTTTTGCACGATACCCGGATATTTTATTAATTGCTTCTGCCGTTAGATCGACACCAACACTGCTTTTTTCGTAACCCGGTTTGTCATTGATACCCCGAAATAATAGAACCACAACGTTACCTGTAACTGGAGTATAAGGAGGATCAGTAAATTGGGGTGCGGCTGCATTATTAATAATCTTGTCAGCAGTTGACTGAGGTATGTATCCACGTTGAACCAAAGATTGAACAAAAGCAAATGCCCTAGCTTGTCCCGAAGGAGTGCCATCATCTATATCGTCGTTTTGAAATACTTCAATAGAGATATTATTATTTTCATCAGCAAAAACATTGGTAGATCCTGCTACGATAGGCACGTTTCTGGAAGTGTTATCGCCAGCCCTAGCAACTTGTTTGTTTTCAGCAAATACGGTAGTATCGCCTTCTGTAACAGCGTTACCTGATTGTGTAACACTGCCTTCTGTGGCTGTTTTTTTATTGTTGGTCAGGACAGTTTTAGCACCCGATACAATAATTTTATCAGCTCGGTCAACGTCTGCTCTGGCTACCTGTCTATCGGCCATTTAGGTTCCAGTTGGCAATGGATTAGGAATATTCTTAGCCGTTCTTTCGGCTTTCTTAGCAAGATTAACCAAACTAGTTGGCAAGAAATCTTTGATAGTATTTGTGACAGCACTACTAACATAACTAAATCCGTCTTCGATTACATTCTGTGCATATACCACTGGACCACTGGTTAAAATGTAGTCTTCGATTTTATCTACTACGTTACCTGTGATGCTCGATACAGTCCCAGACAACATACTAGTAGCGTGGATCACTTCTGCATTGACAACCTTCTCTTTGATTGTATCAACAACTGAAGGAGGTTGAGGAGCAGGCAAATCATTTCTTGCTAGAGCATCTAGGGTAGCCTGTTTCTGAAAACTATTATGATCGATTTGATCCGATGCCACTAACGTCTGTATTGCAATAGCCTCGTGCTGTGCTTTAGCTAGTGCATCTATCGCAGATTTAATTCCATGTAGATACATGGTCTTTTTATCTTCTTTGTCATTGCCGGAGTCATTGCCGCCTGCAAGTTGAATCAACATGTTCTTGCTAATTGCCGCAGAGTTGGCCATTGTACCAGGTCTAAGTGCTCCAGCTGTACCAAAGGTGGCTTCGAAGTTGAGATTCAGTGCGGTCAGTGCGATAGCAATCTCATCAAGTGCTATACACATGTTCCCAAATTCTATACTGTAGTTATAGGTAGTTATCGTACCGTTGGTATAACCAGCTAGTACACCCGGTGTTGGAATTCCCATAAAAATACTCCTTGTTTATTAGAAGTATTTATCGGCTCAAAATTAGGCCAACGCAATTCCTGTAGTGCCTTGCATGTATTGATCTGCGGCGTCTTTTTTGCTTGGTACAATAACAAAAATGTGTTCACGTTTCAATGTCATAACACTTTTTCCACCTAAAAATACCCACGGAATCATTCCTAGTCCGCCATTGCTCATAGTCAATGCTAGTGGACGATCGATGGTGATACCATTGTGATCATCTGATTCTAATCTGGCAATGAGTTCATCACCGTTGATTAATTTAATACTTACAACATCACCTGTTGAAATTCCTTTATCTATTAACATATAATATCTCCTTGTTCGTTAATTTCTAACCATGTATGGTCACCCATATATTTGATTCTTGATATATATTCGTAGTCTTCTGGAGCACTACTGGACCAGTCGTTTGGCCCATTTTGCGTTAACAATGTCATCTGTACCGTTTCTTTTTTCCAATCAAACACAGGACGGCGACGATTGAGTTTTAAATGAAACCCGATAAACTCAGCCCATTTTTCTGCATCTTGTTCATTGACACGGAAGTCATATGATTCAGGTTCTACAAACATCTTGTTGGTATCAGCATAACGACCTTCACGTATAGTATCAACCCAAATAGTCCAGTCTGCTTTGTAGTTGTCACGCATAGCAACCAACGGTGCTACAAAATCTGCAATGACATAATCACTTTCTGATTTAGTAGATAATTCGTGCATACGTTTGCTCTGACGAATACGCCCTTCTTCACTGAAGTCCCAGTCATTGTATTCTTTGCGAATTTGATCAGCATTGAGCCAAGTTACTGTTTTATGATTATTAACTAGAAATTCTTGTAATTTCTCTGCTAGTGTCGTTTTACCTGCACCGGGCAATCCCATTATTAGTATTCTAGTGGTCACAGTTCGTCAACATTAATAGATTTGGAATTTTGCATTTTCCATAAGAATTCTTCAGTTGCATCAGTTTTAAATCCTGTTAGCAATATCATTGCCCTAGGATTGTAAGATGCATTGGCCGAATAATGAGGAACATGTGCATGATGAAAAGTAGTAACATCTCCTGCTTTCCAGTGTGTATACTGAAAATTTCCAAATCCAAAAAAGTGTCCAGGTTCCCAGTCAGTTAGCATTATCATTAATCTTATTAATTTTTTTTGATCGCCTTTGCCAAATCTAGCACGTCTATGGAAAAAATCAACATGATATGGAAATACCTGACCCGAGCGTTGTATATGACATGAATAACTAATCGGTTCAGGATCTAGTTTAAATGCATTGACCATCCTAGTCATTTTTTCGCCAAATACTGCACTCTTGTTTACAATAGGCGCTGTTTCGTATCCAAAATCTGTTTTATCAAAAAATTCTTTTTCTTTATCGTATTCTTCAGTATCTTTACTTTTTTTAGGTGGATAATAATGATGTACTTGATAATCATCGTCGCCAACATGATTCATCGATCTTGTGGCCATCGTTAGTGGCCTAGATTCTTTTACCGCATTGGCAACTTCGTCACTCCAGTTGCCGCTAAAATTTCCTACACCGATCAATGAATCAAACCTAGGATCTATCCTAGATGAATCAAAGTGATAAGCACTTAATTGAATACTTTCTGTAACAGCATCTACCATTATACATCCTTTATTTTTTTGTATTTATATGGGTTGTTAATGAGCCCATGTGTAGTAGCAGTCTGTTTCATATGGTCATCTAACCAGTAGTGATCTATTGGTTTAACATATTTGGCGTTAGCATTGTCTTTTAATATGTCGTTTAGTTTTTCTTCAGAAATGTCAATAGGAAAATTTAACTTTTCTTCTAATGTTTTCAAATACCTATGCTTATATAGATATAATAACTCGGTACTAAGAAACTCGGGATTATATTTTTCTATAAAATTATCAAAGGCTTCTAAAAATTTAGGAACTGTAATAGTTTTGCGGATCCTGGACTGTTGATATTCAAGTATATTAACATCTCTTCCAAGTACACCTATAGTTACATCAAAACCTACAGATTGTGCAGTAGAGATAAATTCATCGTACTTGGGCGTTCGCCCGCCGCCATCCTGATTCATTTCCGGACCGCCTTTAATTATATACGGGCAACTAATACTGGTATAATAATATCCGTCATTCCATTTATGATCATGAAATATTAATGGATCTTCCCAAATATCAGAAAACGGTTCATCGCCGTGTCCGACCCAATATTCTTTAGTCAACTGTGTCCAACCATGTACTTGCGGAGATTCACTAAAAATCTTACTCCACAAATGATTACCCGAGCCCTGTGGCCCGGTTAAAATCAAAAGACGTTTACTCATTCTAATTTAAATTTTCTAGCAAATGGTGCCCATTGCTCTCTGACCTGCAATATATTTTTGTGTACTGCTTCTGGAGTATGTTCGTTTGGAAATGTTAACATCATGTTTTCTTCAAAGAACCTCTGTACCTCGGGACTATTAATAACAGGAACAAATAGTTTATTATAATACTTTACTTGTTCCGGTGTGCTACCAACCGGTAGTGCAATGCCCCAAGATGCGTAAAAGTTTAAACCTTTGACATAATCTTTCATTAATGGAACATTAGATAATTGTGGTAATTTATGTTCGCTTGTGATACCAATAAATTTAATGTAGCCGCTTTTAACCATCGGTGCGGCAATAGCAGTTGGCAATACAGCAAACTCTACTTGATTACCTGCTACGTCCTGTAATGCATTTGCCGGACCTCGATATACAATAGATTTAACAAGGTCTGCATTACCTCCAGACTTGTCCATCATGTATTCAAATACCAATCGTTGACCGTTAGATCCGAGTGCAAAGGTAATAGGAGTTTTTGTATTTTTAATTCTATCTAACAACTCTGTTGGAGTATTTGTCTTACTGCTAGAATGCGCTACAATACTCAACGGACTCTTTGCAATGTTAGTAACAGATGGCATATCTGCAATAGAATACTTTAAACGTCCAGGATACCATTCTTCTTGTGTAGCAAGATTGTTCTGACTTATAATGTACAGGTTATCACCTTTAGCAGGATCAAGTTTTCCAAATTGGTCAAGTGCAATAATTTCATCTGCGCCAGGTTTGTTTACTATAACAAATCGTATATCTGATTGTTTTTCTATTGCGGCCGCGACTGCTCTAAAACTAATTTCATTTCCGCTACCTGGAGCGAAACCAACTGTAACCGTTACTAATTTAGGTGGTGTAAAAGCAAATGCAGACACAACAAAACATAACAGTACAAACGATACTAACTTTTTAAACATTTTTTTCCTTTATAGATTTATTCTTTGCCAATTAACTTTTCCATTAACTTGTAATGGTCATAGGCTTTTTTCAACGCGGCAAATTTTTCTAGCTTAACAGGATCTGGATCGGCCAATATGGCTAATCTATCTTCTATTGATTGTAATAGATTGCCAAGACTGCGCCCTTTCCATTTAATGTCGCCTTCAAAGTTTGCATCGCCGCTGACATCTAAACTAGGGCTAGAGCCGGTAGTTATGTTTGACCAAGAAGATCCATTAAGTCCGGAAGTTAAAAACTGTCCAGTATAGCTTCCGGCAGCACCGATACTAACATTGGCATAATTTGATACAGTACTACACCAAACTGATCCACTGCTACCTATTCCGTAATTGAGCATGCTACTGGTGTCAATAGTAATCGTGGTGGTATCTACTTTGGCATCTTCTGTTTGTTCAGCAAACTTCTCAGTGTCAACTTTTTCTAAAGCTTCTCTGAGTTCGTCAAATTTATTATCCATTTAGGCGAGCCTTTAGTTCAGTGAAACCACCAACTAACTCGCCGTCAATAAAAATTTGTGGGACTGATCGTGCGGTAGGAACAGCTTCTAATAATTCTTCTCGTGTGTATCCATCACCAATTTTCTTTTCTTCGAACTGGATACCACGTTGTGTCAGTAATGCCTTTGCTTGATCGCAATAGGGGCAATGATACTTACTCCATACAATAGCTTTCATATTTTTCCTTATAGATCTGGAAGTTCAGCATAGTTAACTTGATCACTCATAACACCAATGACATAGTTTGTGCTTTCGCTTTCCTGTAACGCGGTTTGTTTTTTATTAATATTCACATGCTTATTAAACCACGGAATTGGACTTGAACGAGGATGCTCTCCTGCATACTTGATGCCAATTTCTTTAAGACGAATAAATGCTGTATAATCAACAAAGTCTTTAAGGATAGCGGCATTAAGTCCGATTACCACGCCCTTGCTAAACAAATAATCAGCCCAGTCTTTTTCTTCACGAATAACTTCCATATACATAGCATATACTTCTTCTCGGCATTCGTCAACCAATCCTGCAAAATCAGGATCGTCCTTGACCACATTGTTAATGATCCAAGCAGTCCATTCTGCGTGTAGCAATTCATCTTGCAAGATCAAACTGATAATATTACCATTACCGATATAGATACGATTTTCAACCATGGCTAGTGAGGTGGCAAATGAAACCATGAAGCGGAATGCTTCCAATGCATAGCTCGCGTGTAATGCCAGCCAAATCGCTTTCTTGTGATCGTGTAGAGAAACTTCTTCGCCAAGTTCCTTACGACAATTAAGAACATGTAGATCTTCATAGTAACGACCAATATTGGCCGCCATGTTAACAATTTCAGCAGTGTCATGAATTTTATTAAATTCTTCTTTAGGTACTCCATATACATTCCTTATGATATGACTATAGCTCTTTGAATGTATGTTTGTTTCAAAGAAACTCCAATTGCTTACTAAGGCTTCTAATTCTGGCAAGCTGATAACAGGTTGGAATACTTGACTAGGAGCTCGGCCTTGAATGCTATCCAATGCTGTCTGTCTTAGTAGGTTACTAGTAAAGATATGTTTAATTGCATCAGTAGATTCTTTATGATCCATTTTGTCTTTGGTAAGACTAATCTCTTCCGGAACCCAAAAGAAACCACGTGCTAGTTCTTCGAACTTGGCAATCTTGGGATACTTGACTTCCTCAAATCGTTGTACTGTAACTGGACCTGCTGGATCCAAGAACATTGTGCGTTTAAGATAGTTTGTTTGTTTTGTTAAATTGTATTGTGCTTTACTCATTTTAATATTCTCCTGATGCAAGTACTATCTTGCAAATAGTTTCTAACATTATAGTTTACATGCCTCGCAGTCGTCGTCCAGTTCTGTATACAGCACAACATTGTCTGCGGCGTTGATAGAAGATACAGAAGCAATAGAATTGGTATTTGTTACACTTACCTTGGCACCAACTTTATTGATCAAACTGTAATAGATAGACTTGAGTCCCCATTTGTAGGCCAACATTAGATTCTTGGCAATCAGTGTGCCAGGAACCTTACCGCCTTCAAAGAATGCTGGGTTGTAAAATGTATTTGTACTTAAACTTTGATCAATATATGCGGCCAATACTGCCGATGTCTTTAGGTAATCAACACAGTCAGTTTGTTCCCACATTAGTTGATAACGATTTTTTAGACGTTTGTACTCTGGTACTACCTGTACAAACGATCCAGCCTTTGATTCCTTGACAGAAATCATTTCCATCGGCATTTCAATTCCGTTGGTGGAGTTTAATACAACCGAGCTGGACTCTACTGGGGCAACTGCCATTAGTGTAGCATTTCTAATTCCGTACTGTTTCATACGAGCACGAAGCGGCTCCCAATCTAGACTAGGAGCGAAATCTGTAAGTTCATTAACACCTGATGCTCTACGTTCCCAAGGAAATACTCCCTTACCGTAGTAGGTGTACTGACTACGTCCGCATGGGCCTCTTTCTTGGGCAAGCTCGACACTGGTTTCGGTAAGGTAGTATGCTTGGTGTTCCATCCAACGTTTGACTTCTGCCAACGCTTCTGGGGTTCCATACTTGAAGCTCTTACGTGCATGCCAGTAGGCCAGGTTAGTAATGCCGACACCTAATGGTTCAAAGTCTGCATTGGCTAGTTTACTTTGTACGCTCAAGAAGTCTTGATAGTTCAACAAGTTACTTAGACTACGCACCAGCACACGACAGCACTTACGCATTTCTTGTGGGTTACGGAACGCACCCCAGTTTATTGATCCAAGTGTGCAAAGAGCAATGCGCCCCTCAGGGTCTTCAATTCTTTGGAAAGGCTTGGTGGGTAAAAGTATCTCTTGGCATAAGTTTGATTGATATATTGGGTCAAGCTTCGTATCAAAAGGACCCTGGTTGATAACGTTGTCAATGTTGACAAGGTAGATGCGGCCAGTGTCAGTACGTTCTTTAAGTATACCGTTTTTGAATATCTCAACTGCTGGTAGACTTTTCTTTTTCTTTGTCTTATCTTGCTCATACTTTAGATACAGTGTTTCAAATTCTTGGCTGTCGCGGTAATAGGCTTCGTATAGGTCTGGAACTTCACTCGGATCAAACAATGTAATCATTTCATTGCGTTTGTAGCGATTCCAAAACATAGCATTGACAACAACACTATAATCCATTTGACGCACACGAGTTTCTTCGGTACCTTGATT